CGCGGTGAAGTTTACCGCAATTCGGACAAGAAAACCAGCAAGTTTAAATTCATAGCTCAATTGGATCACAATGCCGTAGCCCTTGATGGGTTGGATATGGTTGAGTGTTTTGTTGAGCGGTGTCCTGATATCACCGACAATTTGAAGAAATTTTTGCCCTTATCACTACCGACAGGAATATCGGTTTGTACTATGATGATACGTGATAAAGAAGCCAATTTGAGTCATGAAAAGATGACTGTTGAACATGGCAAATATGGGCACAAATATCTCAAAATGGATGGTGGATGTTATACTACTTCCAAGGCTACGAACGGTACTTGTATGTCGATCCTTGTAACTGAAGGCAAACAGCCTGTGGTTGCTGGATTTCACATTGGTGGGAATCCAGAGAAGAAGTATGGTGTTATGATGACAGTGACACAAGGTCAAGCTATGGAGTTGAGGAAAAAACTCCTAGACTTGCCAGGAATTCGAGGAATAGCGGCAGCTACAGAGATTCCAGATACGCAGTATGGAAAGCGTGTCATTGAATCTTCAGAAGTTCACCCTAATGCGAAATACATTAAGGAGTTGGACCATAACGCTGCAATTGACGTTATTGGCTCTACTCGCTTGCGAGCTGAAGCCAAAAGCAGAGTCGTGCCGTCTATTCTCAAGAAGGACACAGAAGATCTTTTTAAAATTTCAAATTGTTGGGGAGCACCACGATTGAAACCAAACTGGGCTGCTTTTAACAAGACGTTGGCACACATCATTGATCCGTCGGAGATGTTTGTTCCTTCGTTGTTGCAGAGAGCACGCAATGATTGGTTGAAACCCATTTTGGAATTTGCCAAAGAACAGATGAAGAAAGAAGACATCCGTCCTTTGACATTGAAAGAGATCATCATGGGAATTCCAGGAAAGCGTTTTATTGACGCAATTCCCATGAACACAAGTATCGGATATCCGTTGTTTGGTCCAAAGAAGAACAATTTTCGCTATGTGATGATAGGCGAGTTCTGTGAGGATCGTATCCCGGATGATGATATTATGGAGGAGTATGACCGTTGTCTTGAATGCTGGGAACGAGGTGAACGAGCCTATCCAGTAACTACGGCAACTCTCAAGGATGAACCCACAAAGGTTGATTCTGAGAAAGTTCGTGTTTTTCAAGCGGTTGCACTTGCTCTTGGTATGGCGATTAGAAGGTGGTTTCTTCCTATTGCCAGGATATTGTCATTGTGCCCTGAACTTTCAGAGTCGGCAGTTGGTGTCAACGCATTTTCTCAGCAATGGGATGATTTGATGAACCACGCCGAAAAGTTTGCAGATGACGGAAGAGTTGTTGCTTGGGATTATTCGAAGTACGATGTGCGAATGAACTCCCAAATGACTTATGCTGTACTACAGTCGTTTATCGACATTGCAGAAGTTTGCAACTACAGTGAGTATGATTTGAAGATGATGAATGCTATTATTGCAGACATTATTCATCCATTGATTGATTACAATGGAACTATGATCATGGCTTACAACATGAACACGTCAGGGAATAACATCACTGTAAATATTAACAGTGTTGCCAATTCCTTTTACGTGCGAATGGGGCTCTTCCATGCTTGTCCTGAAGTCACAGATTTTAGGAAAGTAGTAGCCGCAATGACATATGGAGATGACTTCAAGGGAAGTGTCTCCAAGGAATATAGGTCTCGATTTAATTTTCGTGTTTTTAAGGAGTTTTTGGCAGAACACGGAATGAAAATTACAGAACCTAGCAAATCGGATGAAGTTCACGATGATATGGACAAGGATGATGCAGATTTTCTTAAGCGTCATTCTCAGTACATTCCAGAGATTGGTACCCGCATTGGAAAGTTAGCGAAATCTTCCATGTATAAACCACTCTTGATGAACTTGAAATCCAAGACGGAAACTCCTGAGACAATCGCTATTTCGTGCATTGATACATATATGCATGAATTGTTTGCTCATGGGCGACAGGAGTATGAAAATGACCAGCCCAAAATCAAAGAACTGTGTGTACGGGCATTGAACTTTGTTCCGCCTTCAGTCATGTACTCTTTCGACGAACGCGTCGCTATGTGGCATGAAAAGTACACGGGCACTCGACCACCTGTAGAGATCGAGAACGTCCCAACCCTGTAAATAAATTGGATACCATAAATTGTACATAAACGGCTTTATATTTACATTTTTTACATATTTTATATATTTTATATTTTACACGTTTGCACGTTTGCATATTGTACATTTGCATAAAAGTTTATAATTTTCCTTTGTTTAATAATGATAGAAAGTTCCCGTGTCTCAAGCGGGCTTATCCGGAAAGTGTTCGGACAACAATGGGTGGCGAAGTAAGGCCCCAAGCACTGGAGAGTGCGGACAGCAAATTTCTTGGACTTTTTGATCTATTTGCTGTTTTATTTGGTATGACTATCTACGCGATTTACGATGATTTACGTAAAGAGTGGCCCAAGAGAGAGGAAATTAGCCCTCATTCGGCCGAAGTGGAGAATGTTGTGTTTGATGATCATACCTCAGGTGCACTAGTTGATGTTTCTGGAGTGGACGATCCTCTTCGTTCACAACCTCTCAACGTAGATGCAACACTTGATAACTTTTTCTCTCGTCCTCTCAAGATTCATGAGCAGGAATGGGGAGTGGGTAGTACTTTTAGTTTCAAAATTAACCCATGGCAGTTATATTTTGAAAACCCTCGAGTTATCAATCGAATATCCAATTACAAGCTTATGAAAGCTAGACTACACATTAAAGTGATGCTTAATGGTAATGCATTTCACTATGGTCGTGTGATCGTGGCATATAATCCGTTACCTAGTGACGATAATATGACCGTTGATCGAGCTTTCATCGATGCCGATGTTGTGGAAGCTTCACAGCGACCGCATATTTGGTTGAACCCCACATGTTCTGAAGGTGGAGAAATGGAAGTTCCATTTTTCTACTATAAGAACTTATTGGATATTGTAGCAATGGAGTGGAGAAAAATGGGTGAATTAGATGCTCATTCTCTTCAGTCGCTCAAGCATGCAAATGGCGCAACAGATACTGTTACCGTAAGTGTTTTCGCATGGGCAACTGACGTGGCTTTCTCTATTCCAACGCAAGTTGAACCAGGTGCAATTGCACCACAGGCTCTGGAAATTGAGCCACAAGCAGATGAATATGGTAAGAAACCTGTATCGCGTATTGCTGGAGCAGTCGCGAAAATTGCAGGTCGCCTTACTGATATGCCAGTAATAGGTATGTATGCTAAAGCAACCGAGATAGGAGCAACTGCTCTAGGTGCTATGGCTACATTATTTGGCTTCAGTAAACCAATTCAAACTGAGACTGTGATTAATGCTCCTCGTGGGAAAGCAGATTTTGCAGTCACCAATGTCATAAACGATTCAGCTAAGCTGTCTGTTGACGTGAAACAAGAGTTGTCTATTGATCCTCGAACAGTGGGATTATCAGCAGTAGATGAGATGACAATTCAAAATATCGCAACAAGAGAATCTTATCTGGCAGAATTTGATTGGGACGTGGGAACTTCGGTCGAGACCTTGCTTTGGCAAGCTGTCGTTGACCCATCCCTACATCGTCAAATGTCCAGTGAGAAACATTTCACAGCTTTAGCTTTCGCAACCATGCCTTTTAAATATTGGCGTGGTTCTTTGCGTTTTCGTTTTATGGTAGTTTGTAGTGCCTACCACAAGGGTCGACTTAAGATTGTCTATGACCCCGAAGGTGGTATTGGAACTGCAGAGTATAACACGGCATACACGACTTTGGTTGACATTTCTAATGAAACTGATTTTACCATTGACGTTGGCTGGGGACAAGCAACCTCTTGGCGTGAACATCGTGGTTTGAGTGGTAATACTTTACTCACTACGTCTGTTAACGATCCATTAGGTTACACTGCCTCATCCGTGCAGTATGGAAACGGTACAATTTCTGTGTACGTTGTCAATGAATTGACCGTTCCCAATACGACTACCAATAATGACATCCAAGTGAATGTTTTCGTATCAGCACTCGATGATTACGAAGTTTCAGTACCTACTGAACAATACATTCAAGAATTGCGTTTGACGAAGGATGATGCTTTAGTTGTGCCACAGGCGGAGGAATATGCGGCTGCCGAATCGGAACCTACCGTGGTTCCCACCGATCCAGTCACAATTTCAACCATGGCAAACAAAATTCCTATTAATGATCCATCTTCTCTAATACATTTTGGAGAAGCAATTGGATCATTACGTCAATTGTTGAAACGCTATCAGCTGTATGAGTTTTTACCATCGGATGCTGTAGACAAAGTGATGCATTTTAGTTTCACTAGAGCTCATTATCCGATGTTTCCTGGATACGTCCAGAACGCTACAGCCCTCTCGTTACCCAATGAAGTGCTCACAGACGGAACGTACAATTTTGTCTATATGACTTATATACGTTACATTTCGTGTGCATATGCTGGCATGAGAGGAGGGATGAGATATGCCCTTGATTTGACACCACATTTCCGTAATGGAGCAAATGCGCCTCCAAGCGGATATATTCATCGTGAATACGACTGGATTATTCCAGCGTCTACGATAGCAGATGTGGTAGGCATTTCATCAACAACGCCTGCAGGTATCAATATGAATCAGTGGTCCAATATTTTTGATGGAGCACATTTAATTGATACCCAAGTTAACCCAATAGTTAGCTTCGAGTTACCATACTATTCCAAGTACCGATTTAAACCTGCAAAACATCGTGATTACGAAGTTGGACAAATCGACGAGTTTCAAGACTCGTGGACTGCGTCTTTTAATGCACGGCCATTGTCGGATGGAAAAGGTTGGTGTAGTCTTTCCTGCTCTGCAGCGGAAGACTTTAGCTGCTATTTCTTTTTGGGTACACCCATTTTCTATGTGGAACGAACGTTCCCCATCGACTAAGTGGGTGTCCCCCTCCTTCGGGAAAAACGAATTATTCGGAGACCGACCTCCGACACAGAAAAGGGGAGTTAGAATTCGCTCCGGAAAGGCAAAAGAATCACCCACACTCGTCTAGGAATGGCCCCTAGGACGGTATAACGGGTTAAAGTTATATCGGTGACCGTAGGTCTGAAGTTTTAATATGATACAATCTTTTTACTTCTGATTTCGGTCAGGAGGTTTTTGGTTGGTCATAACTTCATATCTGCGGTCAGGATAGCTGTATCATTCTG